CTTCACGAGAGCCTGTCCCTCTTGGGGTGAACCAATCCGACAGAAACATGAATCCGTATGCCCGTAAATAACCTCGGACCCTTCGGACTCTGATATCTTCTTCAAGGATTTCAGCGTTTGTCTGCTTGTGTATGTGATAGCGGCGGCCACCTCCGGGTGATAGAGTGCATACTTAGAATCTCCTGCTATGCCGTACATGGAGGCGACCAACGATTTACAGGCGTACTGCAAGGTGTCCCATTTAACCGCATTTACAGGGTCAGTTTTCCTCTTCTTCTTGTAGTGGTTACGAAGGAAAGTCATTCCGTCCATCTGTCGTACAAGAAGTCCCGTATGCTCTTGAGAAAAACAGGTTCCGTTCCCACAATCTTCTCCGTCGGGGTCGAGAGTAGTCCAGCAGATGTTATGCTTCCGTGCGTTACTGTGATACATGGCCTTGATATCGAGAATGCCAATGTCGTCATGTACACCCACAATGGGCTCCATTACTTCGGCCCCATCGTACTCCACCTTATCGAATTGTGGTTTGCTGGGAATCTGCCGGTTGAAAAATTTATCACGCAGACAAAGGACGGTGAAGACCTTCGTTACGAATGGGGCGGAGCGGAAGTCGCATTGAACGAGGTGTTGTATCGCCAAGAGGTAATCAATTGCGTTCACGAGAAAATCGAGGCGCGGCAGAAGCATAGTGTCCTGCAAACAGTAATCGAGATAGAGGGGGAAATCGGTGTAGTATGTATCGTGACCGTCCTTCAATTCGACCTTACTATCTCCCAAGCAGTGCTTCGCTACATCACCGAGGCCATAGCCTGCTAATTTTCCATTTTTCAATTCCCATAACTTAGAGAAGGCAACCATGAGGTCAATACAAAGACGCCCGACGATTGGTTGGGCCCAATCCCCATACTCATAGCGCAGGCGACGCACAGGGGAGAGGTGAGTAGCGTTGAGTTGGTTGGCTTGGCATCTTTCAATGATGGTTTTCACATCAGCCTGCGTAACATACCAGCCGGTGATAATATCGGGGTCCTGTTCCTTCATCTCGTTGACGAAAGAAGTCAGCATCTCCTTTTCTGTATCGAAAAACTGTGTTGGTTGTCCGTTGACTGTTTGCATTCCTGCTTCGTAGTCCTCATGCACAGCCCACACTAACTGAGCGTCTGTGTAATTATCTAAGACTGATATTATTCGCATGGAGTTAGTTTCGGGATGCCATTCACAATCCATGTACCAAATTCTATGGTCATAATTAGCGATATTTTTCCCGGTGTCCTTGAACCGGTCGGCCAAGACCCTGTTAACGAAGGGGATATTAGCCTCCCATGTGGGTCCTATCTTGGCGATTTGTCCCACATGGTACGGTTGGCTCGTGATGACCTTCATCAAAGGCTCTCCGTATAGGCCGGTGTAGCCACGCTCAGTCTTCAAGACCTCGTAGTCCTTCTTGTACCCGTAGCCATCAAAGAGAGTTTCACCCTCTGTTTCTTCTACGAAGCAGTAAGGAAAATAACTGCTGATTGATAGAGTTTGACGCACACGATTCTCGTCGCGGTATCTCACTAATACTTCTCGGCCGCGGCCGCGCTCGACAATCATGTTCTCACGACTTGCTGAATCGGCCGCGTGGTCGAGTCGGTATGTCGTGCTTTCGTAGCCAATTGTGAATGCTCATGGCGCTAACGCCGTTCTCATCCCCTATGTCTTGGCAGGAGCGGTGATTCCCGATGTATTCCTGCACCAAGTAGTCCTTCTTTCGATAGGGAGGGGTTGGAGGCTTAAGTCGAATCAAAATGTCGGCGAAAATGGTCCCTCCGTCCTCATCTCTCCATGAGAAGCGAGTTTTACCGAAGCGGGCAACCTCTACATCCAATTTCCAGCCCCCGGAAGTCCGTGTGATATCCGGGTCCATAGAAATGTGCTTCATGCCTTCACCCATCTACAATCCCCGCTTGATATATGAAGTCCCGTTCGCCATGAGTTATAAGCATGGCTATGCCTTGATTGAAACTGCGGAAGTCTAAGAAATTCAGAGTCAGACTCCCGTTGAGGTGTTGAAGAACATGATTCAACCCCCCGTGATAGGCGGCCTCAAATGACCCATCATTGAGGGGGATATCATCACGGAGAACAGTGGTCGTGGCTCCCTTCAAGTCCCCTCCCACAGTGAGGGACAAAACACGGTCCTTGAGAGTAAAAGTGAAGGTGTTGCTCTTCTGAGAATTCATGTTCACACAACGAACGGCCTCAAACAATTCGACAGCATCAATTTCCGCACTGAACATGGGGTTTATTTTGGTTCCATTTTTCGTGGTGTAAAGCACTGTGCCATCACCGGAGGGAAATGAAGAGGAATGGTATGTTATCGAATTGGCTTGCTCCATTGAGCGTCGTTCCCATTCGCCGAGGCTGTGTGGGCTATGTGGGAATGCCTTCGCGTTTTCGCTGGCTAAAAGGGTGGTTGACTTGGCGCCGGATTTCAGCCGTAGTTTTCCATGATGAAAACTGAGAGTGAGTAACCCACCGTGAAATTTCAGAGCGCCTTTGATGCGCTCAATGTCGGGAATCGGTATGGCGCACCCTGTCGGGGACTCGGCATCACAGGAGAAACGAGATAGAGAGGTCACGCCGTCCTTGACGAGAGAGGTCACGCTTGCAGTGCCCTGTCCGTCCCCGCGTATCATACAGGCAACGACTTGTGGATTGGTTGCGCCAGCCACGGTATGCTTACGCTGGGTCCTATCCAACAGCCCTTTAAGCGCGGAGGTTTGAATCTTCATCTCAATGACCCCAATAACCAACTCGTCGGGCAAATCGGATTGCCGCACTCATCATGTTGATATGCTTATCCATGATTGCGTCATCCTCACTATCGAAGCACTCGTCTTGCTTTAGAATCCGTTGGAGAGTGAACCACTCCCTGTCCCAATGCCACCACTTCTCGTAGTATCGCTGTAATTCGTCGGCGTTGAAGCCCATGTATTGTGAGAAGATGGAGCCCAAAGCGACAATTTGGTCATAGGCCCCTTCCCACTCCTTGTTGTGTTCCACCCACTCCAACCAATCTTGAAAGTGAGGCTCTTGACCCGTGATGATAGGGGGTGTGTGTATTTCTGCCTCAGTCATACTGTATCACCCGGAGAAGGGAAGCCTGCATCACACAGGCGGTTGAAGCAGAGGGAACAGTAGTTACCCGTGCCGTCACCGTGGACGCCTTGATAGCAATAGTGCCGACGACATTTGGGAGTGTCGCAAACGGGGGAATCAGCCCTCTTTCGACCCGCCATCGTCAGACTCTCCCTCGGTTGTAGGTGCCTCCGGTTCCGGCTCGGCTTCGTCCCATGTTAGGAACGGGAGCCCGGCCCATTTAACCTTGCCGCCCTTGACGGATAGAACCGTGTGTGTAGTCCCCAAGTATTCCATATTGCGGCCCTTCATTTCCTCAATCTCGGCCTTGATGGCCCACTCGCCCTCTGAGAGCGACTTGTCGGGCTTCACGCCCGCCGCTGGGTCGGGGTCCCTCATGTATCGAGTTAGGAATACCTGCTGTGAGAAGAGCCTCATGGTTCCCTTCTCCCACTCGGGGCGCTCTCCGATGGTCATTAGGACCTTCTTGCCCGTACCGTCATTGACGAATTCCTTGATTTCCTTCAAGTGGAAGGTGAAGAAGACCTTCGGGATAGGCAGACCGTGAATGCGGTTGACTGTATCGCGGAATAACTGATTGCGAATCCTCCACTCGGCTTGGTTGAATTTGTCCCCGTTCGCCGGGTCCACAGGATTTTTACTTCTGTTTTGCAGAACATAGGTCATGGCGTGTTCACACCACTTGAGGAAGGTGGAGCCACCATCAAAGACAATAGCACCGTACTCGTCGGGACTCTCCTTGACCTTCTCCGCGAGTATGTTGACGAACCAATTCACCTTATCCACGAGAGCGACATAGTTAGTGGTGTTATCCTCGTTGAATATGGACTCGTCGGTTTCATCATAGATTGGAAGAACCTCAATATTAGGAGTATTGGGGAAAACGAAATCCACCGTGGCTTTCGCGCTATTATCAATGTCGAATACGACGACCTTTTTCCCTGCGGCAATCGCGGATTGGCACAGGTCCAAAGCGAGCCCGGTCTTCGCCGTGTTCTCGCGGCCGACAAGGGCCATGCGAACATCAACGACTTGAGCGCGGGTGTTCTCAAACAAGTTACGGTAGTATGCACCGTCATAGACGGGTGCAGGCGGAGCCTTAGAAGCAGTAGTTTTTCCACCGCTCTTCTGTCCCCAGCCCTGTTGCGTCACTCGTCCCACCTCTCCGTATCATCGAGCGTTACATCGTCCCCGTTAACCACCGGGATTACATCGTGAGCGTACCAACCATTTACGGTCAATCGTATATCATCCTCACGGGTGCGCCATACTTGTCCGAACAGCATCACCTTTGTTCCGATGGCAAACTCAATCTTGTCCGCATGGACCCCGGACACGAATACCTCCTGTGGGGGAGCGAGTGAAGTGATATCCAAATCACTCACGATTAGAACACAGCCGCCGTTATCGCGTGGGTCCATGTGAATGACTTCACCAACCACGGCGATATTACGGTCATACCAACCATCAGTGCCTTGATTCTCATTGAGGAAGGGTTCTAACGAGTCGAAGTTACCGAGGAAGTCATCACCGAGCAATTCTGTTATCAAATCCAAAGGTGGAGCGGAAAATATCTCCTGCTTGGTAGCATCCTCGTTAAAGACGGACAGACCGTTGCGAACAGCATAAGCGACCGCCGGGTTACGGCCGGTCTTGAGTGCGATTGTTCCAGCAACGAAGGTCGGAGGATAGAGAGTATCGGCCGCTTTACCCCCGGCCTTGACTGAGAGAAGGGTCGGCGTGTCGCTGGTGCCCTCCTTTCGGCCCAAGAATAGACAGGTGCGCTCGCGCTCATCCTGTGGTCGGGCTTTGCCGTATTTGAAATTGGCGTCACCGGAAGGATATGTGGGGTTGTTCTTATCCCACACAACATAGAAGGAGGTTAAGCCGTCACTCAGCGTAACGGTGTGACGAGGCAATTCCGAAACCGTGGCTTCGTCTATGCCCTCCCCACCGTTGAAGAAGGCCCCGCTTCCGCGGCGTTGATATGTTCCATCTCCGTTTGAATTGAAGATAACGACTGAACCATCACGAACGAGAGTATCTGTC